TAGAAGAAATCCCGAAACTCTATTGGTACCAGGAACGTGAGGTATTTAACCAAATATCCACGATCACAGAAACCCGTATTGCCCGTCTAACACGGCAGATGCCGATGCTCAAGGTAAGGCCCGCTTCCAACGAAGATCAGGATATTTCGTCGGCTACGGTGTCTACTTCCCTCTTATCCAGCCTTTGGTCCGATCAGAAAATGAACAGCCTTTATGCCGATTATGTTAGCTGGCTAGAGCTGTGCGGTACCGTGTTCTGGAAAACAACCTGGAGCACACGTAAGGGCCGCATCGTGTACAAGGGGCTCCAGCCGAGGCTTACGGAAGATAAGCCGCTGGAAGATGAGGAAAACATGGACCCGGAAACGGAAAGCGCACTCGGGCGGGATCAGCAGCCCGTTGAAATCCGCGAAGGTGACATAGATACATGCGTGGTTCCTGCTCATGAGATTTTCCCTGATTCCTGCTGGCGAAGCGGAATGGATAAGGTTCGATCCATTATCCATGCACGGGCCTATCATGTGCTGGAGATTGAAGAAATGTGGGGCGTCCGGGTAGAACCGGAAGAAGTCGATGTCATGACGCTCCAGAAGGCTTCCTCGGGCCTTGGAGGACTGGGGTATAACTATGGTTCCTTCAAATCCGGGAGCACAAAGCTCAAGAATCATGCCGTTCTGAAGGAGTATTACGAGCGTCCATGCATCCGTTACCCGCAAGGCCGTTTTATTGTTGTGGCCGGGGATAAGACGCTGCATGTCGGCACCTTGCCCTATGCGATCGGGGAAGACGGGGACGAAGAATTGCCGTTCATCCGCACGGTCAACATTGACCACCCGGGATGTTTTTGGGGTAAGACGATCATTGAACGCTGCATCCCGGTTCAACGGCGTTACAATGCGCTGCGTAACCGCAAAGCCGAGTATTTGAACCTGGTGGCGATCGGGCAATGGTATGAACCCGAAGGCACACTTGATGATGATTCCGAGCTGAACAACGCTCCAGGAAACCGCATCCGTTACCGTTCTTCGATTAATGGCGTGAAACCGGAGCCTGTGCAGTTCCCGAGCCTTCCCTCGTCCTTTGAAAACGAAATCCAGACGCTTAATGCGGAGTTTACGAGTATTTCCGGGGTATCTGAGCTCTCTCGTTTCTCGGAAGCGCCTACGGGCGTGAAAAGCGGCGTAGCGCTCGGGATTGCCACCGAGCAGGATGATACCCGGATCAGCACAACCGCCCAGCGTGTAGCCAATACAACTGTTTTCCTGGGCAAATACTGGCTGCGTCTCTACCGTCAATTTGTAAAGGAGCCCCGTCTTTTGCGGTCTGTGGGCCTCAATTACGAAGTAGAAGTGCGTCAGTGGTATGTGTCGGACCTGAAAAGTGACGATATTTATATCGAAAACATGAGCGCCTTGACAGAAACTCCGGCATCCCGCCGTGATATGGTGTTTCAGCTCATCAGCGCAGGACTTTTTAACCGTCCCGAAACCAACCCCTTTGATGACGAGGCCAAGCAGAAGATATTCCAGCTGCTTGAATATGGACACTGGGAGTCGGGATCGGAGAATGACTATAAGCTCCAGCGTTCCCGTGCCAAACGTGAGAACGATCGGATGCAGCAAGGCATTCAAACTCCGGTTATGGATTACGACGACCACCAGCTGCACATCTTGGAGCACAACCGTTTCAGGATGACGGCAGAATACGAGCAGATGCTTTCGACTCCGATCGGCCAAATGCTGGATCAGCTGATGCGAATGCATGTGGCAATGCACTATCAGGCTCTCATGCAGATGATTCCGCAAACAGCGCCGATTGTGACGCCTCCAGCGACACAGCAGGCCGCAAGTGATAGCGTCAATCATGAGAACTCAACCAATGCCCAGCAGCAGCCAGTGCCGCAAGAGCCGCAGGGACAAGCTCCCCCAACGAATATGCTCGCTGCATTACAGCAGCAGCTCGGACCCCAAGGGCCACAGCCCGGGGATATGGCCGCAGCTGCACTACGCGGTCCGATGATGAGCGCCCCGGGGCCAAGAGGCTTCCCGAGAGGCGGAGGACTTATGGGGAAAACCCCATTTGGTATGTAAGGTTTCGCGGGCTTCAAAGCCCTTGAAATAAATAAACCGCGATCAGGGCGTACCGTTTAACCGGAGCCAGGGCGGAGTGAGGTACAGCAAAGAGCGCCACGACCTGAAATCGTGTCACCGCTCGCCAGGGCCGAACCCGTACAGCCTTCCACAACGGGAAAGTACAATCGCAGGCGGAGGAAACGAAATGAGAGACTTTGTAAACCGTTTAATGCCAAGGTATGAAATGGACGGAGGAGCCGCAGCAGGCGGATCAGTCGATAGCGGAAGCGGAGGCCAGGGCGCACCGGATACCGGAGCAGCAGCTCCAGCACAACCGGCAGTACAGCAGCAGCCAATGGTTAACCCATTGCTGACCAAATCCATTTTCACCGATCATGCCCCATTGGTCCCGGCACAGCCTCAACCGGAGGTTCCTAAACTTAATTTTGCAGGCCGTGAAGTGCCCGTGATTGATCCGGTCATTCAAGACATCCATAAGGACTACACGGAGCTCAACCGAACGTACCAGCAAACGAACCAATCGCTGAAAGCTTTGCAGGATCAGAATGCGCAAATGCAAATGATGATTCAGCAGTATCAGCAAATGGCTCAGATGATGAACCAGCCGAACGTCCAGGCACAGCAGCAGGCCCCAGCCCAGCAAGCTCCGGACCCGGAAGCACTGAAAGAACAGTTTTTGGAGAAGTTCTACGAAAATCCACTCGATGCCATTGGCGAATACGTCAAGCAGATGATGGATAAGGAGATTACTCCGGTGATTCAGCCGATCCAGCAGGAGAGGCAGAACCAACAACAACTCCAAGAGCTCACCCAAAAGTATCCGGATTTCCGCGACATGATTCCAGCTATGCAGGATGTCATTAGACAAATGCCGCAGCTGGAGCAGCTCGGAGCTGAAGCGGTCTATCAAGCTGCAAAAGCCTTTACCCCGGCACAGCAGGCGGCACCTGTACAAAGTTCTCCGGAAAGCTTGCTCGCTGACCCGAATTTCGTTTCGCAGATTTTGCAGAACGAGCAGATCACCCAGCAAGTAGTGAACCAGTATTTACAAACAAGGCAACAAACCAATAATGCCGTACCGAACGTCATGGCTAACCAGCCAGGGGGCAGCATCCCCCAAACCCCGCAGGAGAAGCCGAAAAGCCTCCGAGACGGGACAAAACTGCTACAAAATTTCCTCGGTATAAACCGATAAGGAGTGACTAACCCATGGCAGGCGCATTGAACCTTACAGCAGCACAAGAAGCACTGAAATTGTTTTATCTCCCAGGGTTGCAATACCAACTTAATACAGCAAACCCGATCCTTTCCGTGATTGAAAAGGATTCCCAGTCCGTGCAGGGCTCCCAAATCGTTATGGCCCTGCGTTATGGCCGTGCGGGTGGCGTGGGTGTTCGTGCCGATGACGGTACGCTGCCGACTCCAAACTCCCGGAAGACGAAGCAAGCGAAATGGGACACGAAAAATATTTTCGCCCGTATCCAGGTGAGCGATAAGACCATGCGTTCGTCCCGTTCGAATCAAGGTGCTTTCGTAAGCCTTTTGGAAGCAGACCTGGAGGATGCACTTGCTGACTCCAAGGATCAAATGGCGCGTATGGTCTACGGTGACGGCACAGGTAAAGCAGCCACATGCTCCGCAGGCACAACTGTTACAACCATCACCGTGGATACGGTTCAATACTTGTTTGAGGGCCAGCTGATTGACATCTTGGATAATACGAATGCCGTGAAATATGCAGAGCGTGAAATTACTGCGGTGGATGATGTGAATAAAACCATCACAATCTCCGGTACTGCGGTTACTGTTCTTGCTACGGACTACATCACGATGGCCGGTAACTACAACATGGAATTAACGGGCCTGGGTAAAGTGTTCACAGCGAACAACACGCTGTACGGCATCGACCGATCCGTTAACAAATGGTTCAACCCGACAACAATCCCGGTCAACGGAGAAATCTCCGAAGTATGGCTGCAAAAGGGCCTGGATGATACAGACCGCGCAGCTGGCGGCACTCCAGACTTCTTCGCTACCAGCTACGGTGTAAGACGTGCTTACCAAAACTTGCTCCTGGCTACCAAGCAAATTGTTCAGCCGATGGAACTTGAGGGCGGCTACTCGGTTCTGACCTACAATGGCAAACCATTCACCGCAGACAAGTATGCTCCAGCTTCCACCATCTTCGGTATGGATATGAGCACTTGGAGACTGTACCAAGTTATGGACTGGGATTGGCTCGACGATGACGGTGCCGTATTGAGCCGTGTATCGAACAAGCCAATTTGGGAGGCGACTTTAGCGCGCTATTGTGACCTGGGATGTTCAAAACCAAAAGGCAACTACAAGATGACAGGCATTACCGAGCACTAAAAATAACGAGGGGGAGCGGGGTGAAAACTTCACTCCCCTTTTTTAAAGGGAGATTCCACTATGCCATATGGTGTTGATAAATATGGGAATCTCGGTGTTCCCGACAATGATATAACCCTTGTTGGTAAGGATTCGATCAACCATGAAACCATCACGGTGGCATTTGGATCAGTCGCTTCCCTAACAAGAGGGAGCAATGCGGGGCAGGCATTTATCACGGTGGAAAACACAGATGTCCGGTACTGGGTAGACGGCACCGTCCCCAATACCACGATGGGGCATTTAGTGATTGCTGGCGGGATAATTGGCCTGGACTCGGAAGGGCAAATCAAGAACTTCTATGTGACTCCAGTATCGGGGACCGCGGTACTGCAAGTGAGCTATTTTTAAGGATAAGGGGGGCTTGCTTTGATCATATCGCAGCCCGGAGGCGGGAATGGGTATTATTCCATTGTCCAGACCTTAGCAGATCGGGATAACCTTCCCCCTTCCCGGCTAAAAGAAGGAATGCTTCTTACGGTAGTGGAGAATGGACACGCGGTATACCAGTATCGTGGCTCCAAATGGGTACTTATTTTGAAAGGGAACTCCCAGGACATTCGTCCACTCAAACGGATGATGCTGAATTACGGAGAACCTTTAGCTATTAACGGCGGCAACCGGACCATTTCCGCAGCAGCTCAAATTTATGCCCAGCACGATATTGTCGTGTGGTCCCAAGCTCCATGCGTTTCACCTTCGGATTCCAGCTATGAGGATACCCAGGCACTCGGGGCCATGATTAAAGAGCTGAATCCCGCGATTGAAATCTTTGTCTATGTTCCGATCGGGTATATCCCGGATTGGCAGGGGAGGCTCTACTCGACGGCAGAAGTCATTGCCCAGGTGGACTTAATCACCCCGATTCCATGGGCAACCGGAGTGTTCCTAGATGAATACGGATACGATTACCGTGTGTCGCGGGATCGGCAAAACGCCATTGTGAAGCATTGTCATGACAACGGGCTCAACGTGATCGCCAACTCCTGGAGTACGTCTTATTGCTTCAGCAATCAGGACATCTATCTGGATTGGGTGGACAATTATGATGGAACCTTTGGATTTCACGGCAACCCGAGCAACCTCGCAACGGAGCTGAACAGCGGGGACTATTACCTGTTTGAAACCTTTTTCTGGGGCTCGGAGAAGTCCGGACTGAACTATATCCAGCAAGCAAGCGACAAATGGCGGGTACGGGAAGGGTATCTGTACCGGCACGATCCGAAGACGGAGTTTGCCGGGAAGTCTTTCTTCGAACAATACGGCACACAGACCATTGCTCTCGATACGTTTGTGGGCTGGGATGATGTGAAATACAAAGAAGCTTATCTCGGGTGTGTAGCGCTTGGCATTCACGCCTACGGGGTGTGTACGACAAGCTACACCCATGCAGACCAATATATCAACTACGAAACGCCCCCGATCGTTGCGGAATACTCCGACATTGGCCCGACCACAGACGGAGCATACAACAACGAATACGGTACGCAATACACGGCAACGGTAAGCGGGCATTCCGTGGAACTCATCTGGAACCAGCCTAGCAGCATTTCAGACCCGAGCCTGCTGAATCAAAAATTCAG